CTTCAATAGCATTAGCACAGTGTTGCTGTACTTGTACATAGTTACCAAGTGTCATTAAATAGACAAACATATGAGCATGATTTTCATTTACCTTTGTTAAATCAAAATCATCACTTAAGTCACAATTATAACATTCTTCGTAACTCTTCTTTTCATCTTCCCACATATAATCTATTACTTCGTGTAATGCTTGTAGTTCTTCTTTGTTCATTTTATTCTCCTTTAAGTTACACATAAAAAAGGGAGAACCAATCCTACGATGCGTGTTGCACTCGGATTGGCTCTCCTTAGAAGAGAATGAGGCCTGTTAAGGTCTCCGCCGTACTCTACGGTCTCCGCTTACCTCCAGCATTACTGGACGTCTCCATTCTCAGGTATTAGGAGAGCTCTGCAGAACTTGAACCATACATAAGCACGGCTGTCTCTTCTTCGTTATATGGGACGTCTTCTCCGACGCACCATATACCATAAAAAAGGGAGAACCCAACGGATATTGGCTCTCCCTGTATGCTACGACCTCATACTAATTCTAAGACGACACATCCAGCTCCGAAGGAATCACTGGTCAAGCAGTCAAAGCGTAATGTCTCAAGAGTATCAAGTATGTTACCATGAGCGTAACCCTGCTCATAGAACTTTTGATACTGCTCTGCTTTGACTAATGAAAGTGACTCGAAGAGTGGATTCCCACCATCTTCCATAACTATATACTGAGTAATAGTATCTGGAAATGGGGTATATTCGTTTATGAGGTCTACTGCTACTATGTATGTTGTCATACCAGTCTCCTTTATTTAGTTTATATGAGGAATGAGTGCGTTAACACTCCAAAAAAAAGGGAGTAGTATAAAACCACTCCCTGTACATCTTACCAGAGGCGACCTATCATTGCTGACGTTCTGGCCTCTTGAATGATATCAAACAACTCTAATAATTGTCTGAGAAGTTCTCGAACTTCCTTCTCTTCGTGCCAATTATCATCGTTACCATCCATTGACTTGGTAGCACGAAAAATCAACCGTCCGTACAGTTTTATGTCTGCCATATCCTGCTCTGTCGCAAACATATCAACTGGCGGGATATGATGCGCCAGTCGTAGTTTGTCGAATGTGTGTTGAGGGTAATGCTCACACTCCTTACATTCATCTGTTGGAGTTATATCACAATCAGGGGGACATGTCTCGTGTTCTTTGACTACCTTCCGATTTGAAATTGTAAGGGTAAACGGCTCCATCTTCTTATACAATGGATTACGTAGTCTGAAGTGTGAGGATTTCTCAACGAGATTACCAACGTGATGTTTGATGCAAGGTATGATACGGTGTCGTAGGCTCATAGTATGCTCCTTTATTTAGTTAGAGTTTTGTTACACTAAAAAAAAGGGAGTAGTATCACTCCCTTACTTAATACAATCACCACGGCATGCACTCCTCACAACAACACCAATTATCATCTGGTGGGCTGGAGAGCTTAGTGCATTCAGTGGTATCCTTTGGCAATTCTACAAGTATAATTGAATAGCCAAATAGATTGAATAGTTTGTTTAGTAGTTGCTTTATCATCGCGAACTCCTTTATGTTAGTTAAACTGAAAGAAGAATACAGTGTATTCCCTACACCATATATTAGGGAGTGTGTCTTAATCCCTTGGCTGAATACGATGTACTAAACGTATGGATTCACGCGTGCCTGAGGACGCTTACGGTTATGTATACCAGTAGATGACACCATCCATAAGGGGTCTGCTTTACCCACCCTCCTGACAGGGGCTCGCCATAGGCGAGGGGCTGGCGAGCTGGTGGTCATGGGCGGGGGCGTAGCCTGATGACTCGTGTCATCAACGTAATGCAAACTCAACGAACGGTTTCAACCTAATAAGACATCGAACACCCTAATTGAATGGGGGTAGGTTCTTGTTTAACCTCACACTCCCATTCTTGATATATTTTCAGAATCTAGTACCTGTACAAAAGTATTGCAAAGTATAGCGAGTTAAAGTTAAACTTGAGCATGAGTAAAGTAGAGTATGAAATATATGATCCTTTATTAAACACATGGGTGTTAAGATCCATGCCTTTAGAAGATTTTAATAAAATTATATCTGAAATACATGGCGACAACGACATATATGAGGCAGAGCATAAGATAGCTGTAAGGATTATAGAGGGTATCTTAAACAAACCCAAAGTGGAGAGTATGGATTAAGAATAGTATTATATATAGTGTTATAGTATTATGAATACATATGCGATATACGTAGAGGTGTATCTTAATAAGTATAGTATTATACATAGTATGTAATGGAGACAATTCAGAGACCTCGGGGTAAGTTCACTGGTACTTGGACTGTTTACACTAAAGATGAAGCAGACGAGCAAGGAATTGCCTATAAGCATTGGAGCAAGGCGAATCCTGGGGAAATGGCTCTTTCTGATGATGGATATGTAGGAGAATGTCTCTTTAGAAAGGAGCACAAAGACAAGAGAAACAGGGTAAGAATTATTATAAAGACCTGTTATGGTGTACAGTGGTATCCTGGTTCTTCAAAGCTGCTGTTTGAGCCGAACAGGGCTGCACACAGATATTGTTACATAAAACCTCGTGACTGGGCTGAGCAGGAGGCGAACAAGACACGCACCAAAACCACTGTAATGGCGTATGTAACACAGCTTTTGAGTAACAATCAGATAGATTGGGATCTTTTAGGCCGTATATACAGACCTGATCAGTTAATACCAAAAGCCACTGTAAGGAGATTATTCAAGGAGGAGCGAATAATGGAAATGGTAGAAGAGAAGCTAAAGGAAGTTTTATCAAAGAATGGCGTTAATCAGGACTATGTGATCAAAACTGTCTTAGAGGCAATAGACATTGCTAGGGGAAAAGGCGATGTGAGCGGTATTCTTCGAGCTACCGAAAATTTTATGGATCTATTAGAGATGAAACCCTCTAAGAAAGTCATTACCGATACTATTGAGATCGATATGACTAGACAGATAGCCGATAAAATAGCGACAGAGGAGAATAAGCTAAAACTTGGACAGCGAGTCGAGCAGAATGAGCCAAGACAACCTTGACGCATTATATAACGGTACCGATACGTTGTCAATAGCTCTTGCACAGTTAGAAATAGCACTTTCTGCATTAGAAAGGATTGCAACTTCTGATGAAAACCTTCCTTTCTGGCTAAATAGGCTAGCAGAAAGCGCATTATCACGAATTGACGGTGTTCAGGCTTCTTCAACATTGGATGACTACTAAAATGCGTTATCCAGGCCCCGATGCCAGCTGGTGGAAGATGGTTAAGTACCTTATTTACCTCGAACCAGACTTTAAGACACTTATAATCGTATTATTCAAGATGACATGGAAGAAGATAAAAGAGCTATTCTACAGAAACTAGAGAACGACATGGTGCTTTTTGGTAGGATCGCAGTGCCTAACATGTTTGTAGCTCCTTCTCCGAAATTTCACTATGAAATAGCCGATGTTCTTATGGATAAGAGTAACGGTCAGGTAAATATCATAGCTCCTAGGGGTCATGCGAAAAGCTCCATCGTTGGGGGGATATTCCCACTTTATCATCTGCTATTCGATAAAGGGAAAAAACTTATAGTTCTTGTCAGTAGGACACAAGACCACGCTGTAAAACTTCTAGGAACAATAAAAGACACATTTGACTATTCTAAGGAGTTCAGGTCTCTCTTTGGCTATTGGGGAATGCATTCAGCAAAGATATGGACTAGAGCTGAAGTAGAGCTAAAAGATGGCTCAGTTATTGTCTGTAAGGGTACAGGACAGCAATTAAGGGGAATAAAGGTCGGTAACCAGCGTCCTACCTTAATTATCGTAGACGATCCTGAAGATGAGAACAACACTAAGACTGCAGAAGCGATGGAACAGAATCTTAGGTGGCTCTTACAGTCAGCAGTTCCATCTTTAGACCCTTCTAAAGGAAGAATAGCTATTATTGGAACTCCCCAGCATCAGAGATGTATGGTTGAAACTCTTAAAGAGATGAATGGATGGACTAATATGCATTTTGCCCCCGATCTTGACAAAGGAATTGCATTATGGGAAGAATGGCACCCAATAGAGAAGCTAAAAAAGAAGAAAGATGAATTAGCCTCTATTAATCGTGTGTCTGTCTTTTATAGAGAATACCTATGTCAGATAGTAGGTGATGAGGATCAGCTCTTCAAGGAAGAGTATCTTCAGTACTATGATGCTGAATTCTTCCTGGATGCTGAGAATAAGGCATTCATGAGGTTTGCTGACGATGAGGATAGGCCTGTTAATGTCTTTATGGGTGTAGATCCAGCCTCATCTACTCGTAGAACAGCAGATTATTCGACAATAGTCGCTGTAGCTATCGATAATAGTAACAATAGGTATGTTTTGCCTTACTACCGTAAACGTGCTACTCCCCTAGATTTAGCGGAATCCATCATAGATTACTACAAT